TCCTAGATAAATTATGAGCGCTGCATCAATTCAACAACAGTATTTAACTTTTGTTTCAGCAAATCATTTTCAGTTTTCAAATTAGTGTTTTCTTCAGTAAGTTGTTTTACCGTTTGTTTCAGCAAATCATTCTCAGTTTTCAAATTAGTGTTTTCTTCAGTAAGTTGTTTTACCGTTTGATAATTATTATTAGATTTACGCACCAAATTATCGTATATGTCAGTTCCTACACTATTTTTTAACATCTTCATCTTTGAAGAAAGATATTCAATAATTCCGGTAAGATTTTTATATAAATTATCATTTATATTTGGAGATAGTGGTACTGCAGAACGAAGAATACATAATTGATCATATAATTGAACCAATGACATGGTTTTATAATTTGCACATAAATTTTTATAATGCTTATCAAAATTGTATTCTAAAACATCATGAACATATTGTTTTGTAATACACTTAATTAAATTTTCAACTAGTGTGTATTCTGTTTGCATGGTTTTATTATTTTATATTATAAGTTTTCAATCAATAATTATTTCAACTTTTTTTGCTACAATTACTTCGTAAAAGCAAAAAAAATTGAATTAAAATCACTATATACATATTATTTTATTCATAATAACTATGGCAGAAGATTCATCATCTAAACGTAGAAAGATTGATACCAATACAGGATTTCCAAATGGTAATACAGGATTTCCAAATGGTAATACAGGATTTCCAAATGGTAATACAGGATTTCCAAATGGTAATATGCCTGCACCATTTGGATTTGAAAAGAAAGAATCAGCTGATAAATCTAGTATTTTTTCACAAACTACTCCCAATCCATTTCCAACTTTACAACCACCTACTCTCACTCCATTTCCAACTTTACAACCACCTACTCTCACTCCATTTCCACCTTTAAATTTTCCACTATTTGATAGACATAAGAATATCAAAATAGAATTGAATTATAAGGATGAAACATTTAGTGTTATAAAAGGAGGTGATACTATCTATATTCCACTATATTCAGTTACAGTAATATGGTATAATGAAAAAACTGGTTCACTTAACTATAAAATTATTTAGTCTTTAATAATTTATGCATTACTGCGATATGATCATATAATTCACCAATACATTCAGGTTTAAATGATCCCAAATCAATTCTTCTATTTAATACAGTTAAACCATAACCTACTTCACTCTCTTCAGCTTCCTTCTCACAATATGAATCTTTCATTTCATCTTTATTTTGAACAATCAATCGAATACTTTCAAAATCATCAGCAGATACTATCCCTTCATCTGTTATATTATCATCTTCAAAACATCTATATGATCCATCACGATATATATCTACTCGTAATATTTTACCATGTCCACCCATATGGAACATAAGAATTGGAAATTCCTGTTGTTTCTGTGGTTGTGGTTCAGGATTTTCTAATTGAGGTGTAACTGGATCTGATTTCTTGAAAAAAAACCAATAAAGCAAAACGAGCACCAAAAAAACTGCGCCTATAGTTAGAGCTTTATTTTTAGTTATGAATTCCATTATATTTATAAATCCTATATAATAAATCTATATTTTGAACATAAAAAATCAATTTTTTATCTACATAACTAATTAAATCTAATAAATAAATAAATGCTAGACGCTTTATTAGCCAGTAAATTAAGCAATGCTGCAGCGACTGGGTATTTATTACTAGATACGTTATTATTGATGTTTATTATGTATGCAATTCAATTAATTTTTTCACAAACAGAACCTATGAAAAAATTAATCGTTAATATAATTAATAATTATTTCTTCAAACAGGAATATATTCCACCTACTCCTAAATATAAAGTAAAAATATCTAGAGAAGTAATATTAATTGATAAAGGATGGACAGAAATGGAAGAAGATAAGTGTAATAAATATTTATTAGATGCATTATATGAAAAAATAAATAGTTATAATGTTGTATCAAGGAATTTTGAAGTAAATCTTTCATCATTAGATACATCAATTTATAGTCGAAGAATAAATATGATCAATAAAAATATTCAATATAAATCAAATTAAAGATGATAATAAGAGAAACTTTATGAAATTTCCATTAAAAAATAATGTTTCTTGGAAAAACATATTCATACCTAATAAAAATAAAATTATGAATGCTGTTGATTTGTTCAGCAAGGATAAATTAAAAATGAAGAAAATTGTATTTTTATTATGTGGAAAACCAGGAACAGGTAAAACATCATTCGTTAAAGCACTTGCAAATGAAACTAAAAGAAATGTTATAAATATTAAATTAAGTATGTTAGAAGATGATATGCAACTAATGGATGTTATGTTTAATCCAACTATCTATTCTAAAAATGATAAAGATATTATTCCAATATCTGATAGAATATATTTATTAGAAGATATAGATGCAGAATCAAAAATTGTATTAAGCAGAAAAGAAGAACCGGATAAAAAAGATGAACTCCCAAAAAATGAACCCCCTATGATTTTAAAGAAAGATGATAGTGAAGATGATGAAACTGATATTAAAAAAAAATATTTTAGACAAAAAACACTGACTCTTAGCGGTTTACTCAATTGTTTAGATGGAGTAATTGAACTTTATCATGGTATTGTAATTATGACAACAAATCATCCCGAAAAATTAGATGAAGCATTGATTCGAGAAGGCAGAGTAACTATAAGATTAGAATTGGAAAATATTAAGAAACCGGAATTATTGGAAATGTTAAAATATCATTTTCCAAATGATTGTATAAACATGGATAAATTTAATAGAATCGAGGATAATAAATTTAGTCCTGCAAAAGTGGAAAATATATGTCAAATGAATTGGGATAAGGATGTTAATTATATTATCGATTGTCTTTTGAAATAATTTGTGATTTACTTTATATGAATCGAATAACTATAAAATATCATGACTCAAATGATTTGGAAACTATTTTACAACTATTTAAAAAATATAAGGAAAATTATGATAAAGAAGGACATACTGATAAAACTGTATGTTTATTAGAAAATTTACTTTCATATATTGGAAATATAAAAAAATGATCCATATAGGGTAATTTTCCTGCAATTACTTCGTAAAAGCAAAAAATTGATAGCAATCATAAATAGATTGCTCTGCGATGAATATCGCACCACCTAGGGTAATTTTTTATTTATAAAAAATTGACCACCTAGGGTAATTATTTATAAATAAAAAATTGATTATTTTATTTATAAATAATACCATTATCAAATATAAATCCAATGGCTAATCCTTTAGCATTTCAAGTATTAGAGATTGAAAAAAAAGTATTAAATAAATTAGATCTAAAAACTTTAATAAATTATCGATCTATTAATAAATTTTATCATAATTTTTATGTAATTCAAATGTTTATTATCAGTAAACAGGATGAAGATATTGATGATACTAATAAATTAATGCAATTAGTTTGTAAACTAGGATTTACGTCATTATTCAAAAGAATATATGGATCTTTAAATGAAAAAATGGCTAAACAAATTAATTTTGATATGATATTTAGGTTATGCTGTCGATTTGGAAGAGTTGATATAGCGAAATGGATAATTCAGGCGGTTAGAATAAGGCATGATATGTTTTATAATGCATGTATAAATGATCAAGTAGGTATGTTAAAAATATTGTATGAATACTGTCCAAATTTAATTGATAAAAAAGCTTTACTAAAAATTTCAATAACAGGTAATAAAATTAAAAGTGGAAAATGGTTATTAGAAGGGTTTAAAGAAAACAAGAGGGATATATTCTTAAGATGTTGTCAAGAAAACAAACTTGAATATGCCCAAATGATATATTCAATTGATTATATTAGTAGAAAATTAATGCGATCAGCCATTAAAAGCAGTAATGCTCCAAGAGTAATTGAATGGTTAAATAGTATTTATAAAAAAAATGACCCATTTATTGGCTCCCAGGGTAATTTAAATCTTTCAGATAAAAATTGACCCATTTATTGACCCCAAGGGTAATTTAAATCTTTCAGATAAAAATTGAATATATTTTCCTTTATTCCACCTAACTTTATCATCCATTTAATGTTAATCCCTTTCTTACTAGGTGCTCTTGATTCTATTTTAGCTAAAACCTTCAAGATTTATTATTATTATAATCCTAAAGATGAAGAAATTAATCGTACTATAATAATTGCATTATCAACTTGGCTGTTCAGTGGAATTATTTATGGTTTTATTGGATATATTTTCGGTGGTTTTGAATTATTGTGGTGCATTTATTTTCTTGTTGGTAGAATATTTATTCATTATTTAAGAATATTTAAAGATAATGAAATAGATCTAAATTCGACAACCAGAGGATTGAGAGTTTATATGACCCAAGTTGTAGTGATATATGCAGTAATGAAATTATTTAACTATTTTGAATCTTATTCATTTACTGAATTTATTACGAATCCAGTGACTTGTCTAATTGGATTACCTATTTTTGGAGCAGTAAGTGGATTTGTAATTAATTTCAGTCTATGTATCATAAATAATAATTTTTTCATGATGAAAAATTTGGATGAACATAAATTTATCAATCTACAACATCTAGATGGTACTATAATACCTTTTCCAGTAATGGATGGATATGGTTTATTATTGGTATGTTTAGGAGTTTCAGCATTCATCTCATTTTTTTCTGGATTCTTAGGATTATTATGCGGTGTAATAATAAATATAATAACAATTTATTATAAGTAAAAAAAATATTACTTTATATATATATAATGTCAGGTAATATCGATACATCATTTTCATATAAAGCAAATAATATGTGTTTACAGGCAAACGGCACACCTGCGAATGGAACCACAATAACTACTGCATTATGTAATGCATCAGGCCAACAACAATGGCACTATAATCCAACTACCAATACAATTCAAGCAGCATTAAATCCTACTTATTGCGTTGACTTAAATGGAAGTAATTATACAAATCCAACTATAAGTTTATGGACTTGCAATGGTGGAAACAATCAACAATGGATGATACAAAATGATAATAGTATTAAGAGTCCATTGGGAACTAATTTATGTTTAGTACCATCATCAATTGCTCCTAATTCACCTATGACACTTCAAACTTGTGCCGGGCAAGCGTGGAGTTATACTAGTGTATCATCTACTCCAGCACCTTCATCAACTCAACAACGCAAAGTCACAAATTCATCAACAAAAAAATCTGGTAGTCCGTTAAAGCCAGCTATTCCCCGAAATTCAAAATCAGTATCAACATCATCTATGAGTCATTCAACAAAAACATCTATGAGCTCACCAATGACATCTTCATCTATGAGCTCACCAATGCCAACATCATCTATGAGTCCACCAATGACAACTTCATCTACAACATCATCCATGAGTCCACCAATGACATCTTCATCCATGAGTCCACCAATGACAACTTCATCTACAACATCATCCATGAGTCCACCAATGACAAGTTCATCTACAACATCATCGATGAGCTCCCCAATGACAACATCATCTATGAGTCCACCAATGACAACATCATCTATGAGTCCACCAATGACAACATCATCTATGAGCCCACCAATAACAACTTCATCCATGAGCCCACCAATGACAACATCATCGATGAGCCCACCAATAACAACATCATCTATGAGTCCACCAATGACAACTTCATCGATGAGCCCACCAATAACAACTTCATCCATGAGTCCACCAATGACAACTTCATCTATGAGTCAACCAATGACAACATCATCTATGAATCCACCTATGCCAATGAGTTCACCAATGACAACTCCATCGACACCCTCATCAATGAAAAGTTCATCAATGGGTTATTCATCTGCTGGGAAACAACAGAATTCGCAGACTCACATTGGATTACCAAACGAGAGTGAAATAAATGGATATGTGCAAAGAATTAAATGCGCTACAATTAATTCAGTATTACGTGATTTATCATCTAAGAATATAATTACAGAACAACAAATGATGAATTATTGGAATAATACATTGATTGATAAATGTGAATTATAAATTTTTTTATTAACTATTATATAATGGGTAATATATACTCAAAGAGTAACCCACAATTATGTATAGATCTAAATAATGCAGATGTTAATAGTGGAAATGTTACAATATTAACATGTAATAGTGCAGGAAATCAAAATTGGGGATATGATAAAAAGACATCCTATATCACATCATTGATAAATCAAACTTATTGTCTCCATGTTGATGGAGAAATTTCAGAAGCTGCAAATATAAATCTATCTTTATGCGCTCCTAAAGATCAATTTTTATGGAATGTTTATGCAGATGGAACAGTTCGCCCATCATCTGATACATCATTATGTTTAAATGCAAGTACATTAACAGCTGGTAATCCATTAAAATTAACATCTTGTACCAATAATTCAGAACAACAATGGGGTGGTAGTATATTTAGAGGAGCACCAGCTGCACCATTATTAACACCTACATCAAAAGTAATACAAAATGAAGCACCAACAGCTAGATCTATTAAAAAAAATATATTATCAGGTATTGATACCAAAAATATTATCATGGGAATATGGAGTATAATTTTTTTATTCATTTTATTTCTTTT